TCCTAGCAATGTAAATAACTTATTAAACCAGTAGGAGGACAATAAGCCATTGCCATATAAACTAATAAAGCTATTATAATTAGAATCATAAGATAGAAGCGTAACATGTAATCTCCTGTAATTTGGTTCTATTTATAGCCCCTATCTTTGTGTATATTTAAAAAGTGATCTAAAGTTAACTGTTTATACGTTGCCGGTTTTTTATCTTCAGGCATAAGTAATAAATAAACTATTAAACTAATAATAAATGATACTAGGAAAATCATAAAAAAATTAGATATGAACTCCCTTATTTGCTTCATTCCCTAAGCAATTCCAGTAAAAATAGTCCCTTTATCCCCTTCAATTGGTGCAATAGCATCCGGTGTAGCAACTTGGCTATTGGCTATTGGGTTCTCCACGATTGGTGGAGGACTGGCCGCAGGATTTGGGGGCGGTGTAAATGCTGGTTGCTCTAAGATGTTTGGTATTTCCATGCACCCTCATTTACGTGGTTTTTTAGTTGGCTTTCTTCGAGGCTTTCGTTTAGGCGGTCTACCCCGTCTGTTACCATATGTTCCTATTCCTCTAGGCATATTACGCCCTCATCCAATTTTTCTTGGTTGCCATCAATTTTTTTCTTTATCGTCTTTAGGATCACAAACTTCTTTATAAATATCGTTATTTCTAGCTACTTTAGCTAAGTCCTTAACTACTCCTTCAGGAGGTTTACTATCCGTAAGCCATTGTTTAGTGCTTTGTGTTAATTTAACTTCTTCATACCATGCGCATTCTTTAGAATAATAAGTATCAGCATTATATAAACCTAATCCGAAGTTAGCGACAGGAGCCGCTAACTCGGACAAGATTCCCATACTGCTACATCCCGTCAAGAACGTCAGGCATACCGCTACGAGCCCTAACTTTAGCTTTTGCTTCATCGATTTCTTTCTCAACATCAGCAGATGCTGCCATACCTTTAGGATGGTTAATGTTATTAAATACGTTACCCGCTAACCAATTAAATATAGGCCATACAGTACTTAATACAGGAATTTTTTGAACAAACTTGTCAGGTAAAGCCCCCGTAATCGCAGTGAAAATGAGGACCACCTGACCAGCAATCTCAAACCACCCCTGCCCTTCAAACATTGAAGCTATATCCATACTACTCTCCTATATTCATTTTTAGAGGTTTAGGTGGCTCAACTGGGTACCAATGATCTGGATGCCTAATAAATGTTGGGTTACCTAAATCATATACTGCATAACAAGCTGTTTCTGAAGATTTAAATACCATTTCCCTATTATTTCTAGGTCGAAATGAACAAGAGACTGGCGATGCGTTATAACTCACTTCTAAGCCAGATTTATGTATTAGCTGGATTTGTGTTGGAACTTGATTCACAGTCCAGTTTACCATTTTATAAGGAGGCGGTATTACGAACATAATCGCAATAACGAGTTCATTCACTTTTTCTTACGATCATGCCCCATTTTCCATGTAGCCGCACCGCCAATGCCTACTAATCCCCAGGCTTCATTAGGAAATTGATGGTAACCTAGCATTTGACAAACCATCATGCCTATTCCAATTAGCATTAATGCATAAGTCTTTTGTCCTGGCATTGCTTTGTCAATAAAACCAATAATTGCTGCAATCATGGTGTATCTCCTTTATTAATTAAATGTGTGAGTATCATCTCCACATTGCGTTCAATATGAATAAGATCCTCTTTAGTTACAACAGTTTTTTCCAGTGCAGAAATCCGATTACTCAAACTATCGTGATTATTAAAGACTCTCTTAGTAACAAACCCGCCTACAACGGCTAAAGCACCAATTAACATTTCATTTAATTTATCCATTAGTGCTCTCCGTTTTCTGTTCGCATCTTCACATCTACTTTTTGTATCTTGTCAGATTTTCTTTGTTCTATCTCGTTAATTCGTAAATGCAAAGCTGTTATATCTGACTTAAACTCTGATCTTCCAATTGCTGTTAAAGCTAAACTATCAATTTTCTTTTCTAATCCATGTACCTTACTACCCAAACTTTTAAGTGCGTCATTTATCTGTTCCCCATCTGCTTTGTCTTTTTCTAATGAATCTAATTTACCAGTTAATTTATTGACCATCCAGGAACCAATTCCAACAAATAATACCCACGCATCGTGCAGTAAAGTTTCCATGCATTGTTACCTTGCCCTTTACTTATTTACCAATTCGAACAACCACGTTAGTAATCCCATTGTAACTATAGCGTACACAACTTGTTTAAACTTCACGCTTTACCTCCTAATATCTTAGCACTATTTTCGTCCTCCACACCATATTTTGTTGTATTAAAGCCAAATACATCTTTTCTATATTCGGACAAATCATCGTTCTCAATGCGGTATAGAACATATCCAGTAATTTCATATAAACCAGCTGCTAACCATACAACATTATCTGAATACGAATTATCACAGGAAAGTTTCCATTCTTTTGAATTAGGGCTTAAAAATAGGCAACTCCCTTGGCATAAATGCAATACTGGGCATTTTGGGCATTCTTCCCGGTCTGACCAATGAGTCCCTGTTTTGATATTAACAGACTCCAAATCATCCATATGCCCAATAGAATGGGACATACCATCTGGATTATGACTAGATGCAGTAACATTCTGACAAGTAGTTACATTACCATTAAGATCAACTGACATGTTATCTGGTCGATCCATTGAGCATTTCTGCCCTAGAGAACTTGATGGTCTTTGTTCTTTTAATGAGGTTATAAAGTGTTCAAGTTTTTGATTTAAAATACTAAACTGGTTTATTTTTCTATTCATAATTTCTCTAAACGCTTTTCTCCTATAGCCAATATGCTCTTCTTCAGATTGCCATGACATAGAAGCCCCGCCTTCATCATATGCATCAACTGTTCCGCCTTCCCCAATTGCAATCATTCCAAAATTATTTATCATCCATTTCTGAACTTCTAATCTACTGTCATTATTCTTATGAATCATAGCGTTAACAGAAAATCTATTATCTGGAACTAGTAAATTCCGTAATTTAAACAGCCATTTCTTTTTATCCGCATCTTCTAAAGGATCCTGGCCTCTTGTCTTTTGTCCAATTCCATCATGCGAAATAGACACACTAAACTTATATTTCTGTATAAAATCAATGATTTCCTGGTTAAGTAACGAACCATTGGTAATTACACTAAATGTAGCTTTAGGGTATTTTTTATGTAGTTGCTCTGTTACCATTTGCATTTTTTCAAAATACAAAAACGGTTCTCCACCCCACAATTCAAATTTAAGCTCTTCGCCTATAGATACGTTGTCAAATTTTTTAATAAATTCAGCTATTTCTTGTGCTGTTTCTCCCTCTTCTTCATGAATGAAAGTATCATTAGGGTTTCTAGGCACAAATCGTTGTGAACAATACTCACAAGAATAGTTACATTTAAGTCCTAGTTGGATTTTTATCTTTGTGAGATTACGCTTTCCTGCATTCATTTTATAGAATGGTTGCCAATCTCTAAACGTATCTTGTGGAATAACAATATCCCCATTTTCATAACGTAATTCTGATGTAGAATTATCATAATTAAGAACTAATTCTGTCCCGTCTCCCTCTTTTTCTAAATAAAACTTAAATTTAGCCATGTTTAATCTTTCAGCGGTTTAAGTAATTCATTATAACCATGAGAAACAATCCTAAAATTTACTACAATACATACTCGTGTTCCTTTACCAAGCCAAGGATTAGTTTCATGCCATAGGTAATTAGGGTGGATAATACTTAACCCTATCCTAGGTGTTACTGTATGGACTTTTTCCCAATAAGGATAACTTATAGAAGGTCTAGGATCTTGAAAAATAACAGTATGTCCTCCATGTCTAGGAGACTGTTCCCAACCTTTTAACAGTTGATCTTCATAGTTTTGATCTTCATCACCAATTTTTAAGTAATGAACCAATACCCCATTAATATCTTGATGATAATGAGGATATGTTCTCGCTCCTGTTTTTTGAACATTTCCAAAACATCTACCCTCTAGCTTCATTTCATCAGCTTGTTGAACACCCCAGCCCTTTCTAATGTAATAACGAATCATTTGGCAGGCAATTTTTTCAAAATCTAAAATAGATTGTTCGGCAAATGGGTATTCTGCTGGGTTATCAAACAAATTGTAATGAGTAGTAGCGTAAAAACCTTTTGACGTAGCCATTCCATAAAATTCTGGATTACTTTCTTTTAATTCAGATAAGGCAGTTTCTTTCAATTCTAAAACCTTTACCAAATCTTCACGCATTTTTTCTGGAAGTTTTGTATCACTTTCCATAAAAGGAGTTGTAAATTTTTGTTCAATTTTTGAAAAATTATCTAACGGATGAGTCGTTGTGTCAACGGGCTCTGGTTTTAGATTTTTATAATAGGTAATATGCTCTGCTGTTTTCATATTATTCTCTTTCAAACCATCCTGTAACATAGTATTTTTCGCCTTTTAACGGAGGATTCCCCCGATGTAAATGTGTAAAGTAAGCAGGCCAAATAAGTGTTTTGCCTACTACTGGTTCAATTCTCTTTGATTGATTTAGAAATTCGGTTTCTCCTCCTTCTTCAGGAACTCTTAAATAAGTCATCCACGCTAGTACTCTTTTATCCCCCTGTGCCGAGTGGTCATTTTCATGATGCCATACATGATATCCCTGACCTTGTTTTACTTTATGCACCTTAAAGTTATAACAAATCAATCGCATATCACCTAAATCATATTTTGCAATATACTCATTAAAACATGCAGTTAATACTTCCCAAACAGCCTTGATTAATTCAGGAGAAGCAGAAAAAGAAGCAACAGAACCGTTAGGAATGCTAATAGATTCATCAGATCTAAATACTTTTCCTTGGATAGACCCATTATTAAATGGCATATTATGGTTTGTGAAATTATTATCTGAACATGCATCAAACCAGTGAACTAACTCCTCACATAGCTCTTGTGGAGCACTATCGTCATATACTTCAATAAAATCAGTACTTGTGGCCATTTTTAGATCCATTTTGTAATGCTAGTTCTTCATCAGTGTACACATTAAAATTAGTTTGTACACTCCATCGCTGCTCAGCCCCACGATACGGATATACAGTGTGAGATAACCATTTAGGAAAAATATAGTACTCTCCTACAACTGGTATAATTAATTCTTGATCCTCCGGGTAGTAGTCATCTTCTGCACTTGTATTTTGGCTCTGCCAATTAAATTGTAAAAGACCGTCCCTTATACTTTTTCCAGTAGTTACAGAGTCTAGTGGTTTTAAAGCATTGTGTCTAATATGTTCTGGTACTTTAATGTAGCAAATTGTTGCAAGTCCACTTCGTGAATCAGTACCATGAACATGCAGAGGATTATAATCATTTTGATTCATTTTTACAGACCAACAACTATCAAGAATGACTGTTCTATGTCTACTATCAACATCATGAATCTCTCTACCCATAAAATTTTGGTACGTAAAACACCCTTTTAAAAGTATATTAAAAAAATCTATCATTAATGGGTGTTTAACATCTAAGTGTGATTGATCGCCAGATATAGTAGCTACTAATTGACGATCAGCACCATTGTTATTAACATTTTCAAGATACTTATACATGTTATCAACAATAGCTGTAGGTAACACTCCTTTTAGGATACTTACAGCAGGAAACGACTGGATTACTTGACTATTATTATCACTAATTTGTGTAACTATTTTCATGTTAAATATGTTGGAAGCGTATCGTAATTTGGATTTTCGA